CAGGCGCTGGGTGGATTTGCGAGTGCGTTGCTGGAGAAGATGCGCAGCGTGTCTGTGCCGATAGCGCAGGAGCAGAAAGACATTACACCTGTAGGTAAAACCGAAGACAATGTTGAAGATGAATATGAGGTCTGAATTTCTGGCGGCGCGAAAAAAATTTGGGGGAAAAGATGCTTGACGCTGACGCCATAGAGGCGCTGCACGGATTGCCGATGGACATGGCAATCAAGTTTTGGGATCAAATGGAGCGTGAGGCGGAAAAGCGTGGAAGTCTGGACGGAGTTATCCGCGAGTTGTGCCAGAAGGATCTGTTCTATTTGCTGGTGAGGGTTTGTGGACGCGTGGATATGCTGCATCCTTGGGTGTTTGCCAGGGTGCGGGAGGTCGAGGCGGAACCGAACGGGCATGTTGATCTGTGGGCGCGGGGACACGGCAAAAGCAGCACGATTACTTTCGGGAAGACAATACAGGACATTCTGAATGATCAAGAGATCACGTTTGGCATATTCAGTCACACGCGACCGATAGCGAAAGCGTTCCTGCGGCAGATCATGCGGGAATTCGAGGGGAACAAGGTACTGCACAAGGCATTTCCAGACATACTATGGGGAATGGATATACGCCAGAGTCCCAAGTGGTCTGAGGATGATGGAATTATCGTGCGCAGGAAATCGAATCCGCCAGAAGCGACTGTCGAAGCATGGGGGCTGATTGACGGACAGCCAACATCGAAGCACTTCAAGGTGCTGTTGTACGATGACATTGTAGTTGAAGCATCAGTAACGACGCCTGAGATGATCGAGAAGACCATCAAGGCTTTGGAACAGAGCTACAACCTGAGCAATGAACGCTATGTCAGGAGATTTGCAGGTACAAGGTGGCACTTCAATGATGCGTATCGCACTGTCATTGACAGAAAAACAGCGGTAGCGCGAGAACACCCGGGGACGATTGACGGAACAGAGGATGGCGAGCCGGTATTCTGGACGAAAGAGGCGATACGGGAAAAGCGCAGGGACATGGGACCGCATACGTTCGCGGCGCAAATTCTGTTGAACCCGAAAGCGGATTCATTGCAGGGGTTCAAGCGCGAATGGCTACGGCATTACTCGATACAGCCGACAAAAACGAACAACTACATCCTTGTCGATGCCGCGTCGAGCAAGAAAAAGGGCAGCGACTACACAGCCATGTGGGTTGTCGGGCTTGGAACGGACGGAAACTATTACGCGCTTGACATGGTGCGTGATCGCTTGTCACTGACGGAACGCACGGCGCGGTTATTCTCGTTGCATCGCAAGTGGAAACCATTGCAGGTTAGATATGAACGCTATGGAGCGATGGCTGACATCGAACATATCAAGACGGAGCAGGAAAAACAGCAGTACCGCTTTGACATCATTGAGGTCGGCGGACAGACTTCGAAGAATGACCGTATCGGTCGCCTGATCCCGGTATTCGAACAGGGAAAGTTCTACTTGCCGAAAAGTCTCCATGTGACGAATTATGAGAAGGTTACGGTTGACCTTGTGCATGACTTCATTGAAAGCGAGTACATGCCATTCCCTGTAGGAGTCCATGACGACATGGCCGATTCGCTGGCACGTCTGCTGGAACCGGATTTGACGCTGGTGTGGCCGAAGGAGGAGGTTATCCGGCCACCGCGCGACGTTAAGGTGGTGCACAAGGGGTGGCGTTGACAAGGCGTTAATACGGCGTATGCTATTGCCCGCATACTGAGTAATCAAGTACGAGTAGTTTCTAACCACCCTTGGAGAACGCCATGGCCGCCAAACCGAAGACCCCGAGCAAAGCCCCGTCCAAGATGCCTATGAAGCCTGGTAAGAAATGCTGATTCGTGGCTAAAAATCCCGATCCCCACGAATCCGGTGAAGATTTATTCACCAAACTCCGCGAACGCTTTACCAAGGTCGCGGACATGTGGAACGACGACCGGAAGCGCTACAAGGACGACATGCACTTCCTGCACGTCGATCACTGGCCGGAAGGCGTCCGAATGCAGCGTTCCAGCGATCCGACGAACCCCCGCCTTTGCCTGGAAATCGACCAACTCTCGCAATACCAGCGACAAGTTATCAACGACTCTCGACAGAACCGACCGCAGATCAAGGTACGCCCCGTCGACAGCAACGCTGACATAGAAACCGCCAAAATTTACGACGGACTCTGTCGACACTGGCAGGAGGCGTCTAACGCCGATACTTGCTATGACCTGGCGCTCGAATGTGCCACAGGTGGTGGTTTTGGATACTTCCGTATTCTGCACGACTACCTGCACGACTCGACGTTCGATCAGGATTTCTTTTTCAAGCCGATCGACAACCCGTTGACTGTCTATTTCGGTGAATACACCGAAGTCGATGGATCGGACTGCAAGGAAGTCTGGATTTGCGAGGAAATCCCGAAAGAGGAGTACGAAGAAAAGTATCTCGGCAAGGAGACAACGAGTTGGGAAGGTGAAGGATCGAAATACGGCGACTGGTGCGGAGAAAAAATCAGGGTAGCCGAACTGTACGAGATGAGGTTGGTCCCGAAGACCATCCACATGCTCGAAGACGGCACACTGTGCGATGACGAGGAATACCAGTCTGCCGTTTCTGAAGGAATTCCGGTTCCGCAGATCAAGGCAAGCCGTCAGGTACAGAAAAAATGCCTGTACTGGTCGAAATTCAATGGCGCAGAGTACCTGGACGAACCGCGTGAAGAACCAGGCGACCGTATCCCGGTATTCCCGGTATGGGCGAATGTGCACAACATCGACGGCAAAGTAATTCGGAAGTCGATGATCCACAAGTCGAAGGATGCGCAGTTGCTGTACGACTACGCGCAGACGGCATTTGCCGAACGTGTTGGTCAGTCTCCTGAAGCTCCGTGGGTTGCCGCCGAAGGCCAGACGGCAGGGTACGAGGACGAGTGGGACGGCACGCGATCCGTGCGTGTTCAGCACTACCGCCCCATTACTCTTGAAGGAAAAGCACTTCCGCCGCCGCAGCGTCAGAACCCTTCGGACGTACCAGCCGGATTCGCGCAGGTTATGGCGCAAGCCGAGCACGGGGTACAGACCTCGCTCGGCATGTACTCTGCATCCATCGGGAAGAAGGGAAACGCCACCAGCGGCGTGCAAGAACAGGAACAGGCGCGCAAGGGGGACGTTTCGAGCTTTCATTACCACGATAACCTGGCGCGGGCGATACGGTCTGCCGGGCGGTATCTGATTTCAGCGGCGCCGAAGGTTCTCGACACGGCGCGTGTTGTGCGTATTCTTGGGATCGACGGGGAACCACAAAGTATCCAAATTGACCCATCATTACCGCGTGCGGTATCCGGGAAGGGGCCGAATGCAGTATTCAACATAGGCGTCGGCGTCTACGATGTAGCCGTCGATGTCGGTCCGTCGTACCAAACAAGTCGGCAATCGTCGGCGGCCGGCATGCTCGCGCTCGCCCAAGCCGATCCCGCGATGTGGCAGACACATGGCGATCTGATCGCGGAAGCGCAAGACTGGCCGGAAGCTCAACGCTTTGCTGAACGGTCGAAATTGCTGTTACCTCCCCCAGTGTTGGCCGCCGAGGAAGCGAAGAAACAGCAGCAATCTCCAGAAGTTGCACAGATCAAGGCGCAGGCGGAACAGGCCCTTGGGCAGAAAGACGAAGCGATCCATGTTGCATCCGACGAGATTGAACGGCTCCGGCAAGAAAACCAGAAATTGATGGTAGCAGCGCAACAGGCCACACTGAAAGCGCAACTAGCGACACTCGATGTGCAACAGGAAACGATCAAAGCCGAGCAGGACGCGCTGGCGAAGGACTACCAGATTGCTGAATTGAAACTGCAACTGCAAGAACAGCAGGTTGTGCAACGAGTTACTGAGGCGATGCAACCGGCTGACGTGCAGAAGCAGGCTGCACCTGTGGAACCTGTAGAACCTACCGAACAAGCGTCCGCTCCGCCGATCAATATCACGGTTCCTGTTACGGTGGTGGAACGCGGGGCGATGTCAAAACAGGGGCGACCTGACGGCGACCATGAAAACCAGTGTTGAAAATGCTGTATGGGACGCGACTGCGGCAAGTCACAACACGGCAGGAACAACAGGCAACAAGTTGAATTCTGCTGCATCGGCAGGTGATCCTTGGACTACCGCAATACCTGGAGCCTACGCAGCAGGCAGTGCTGGGTACATCTTGGGGAACAATCTTAACGTTGCAGTTGGAAGCATATTGACCGCAACACAAAACGCTGATGCCCTGCTGAAGCGTGACATGTCGGCAGTCACAGGAGAGTCAGCGCGAAGCCCATTGAACGCTTTGCGATTCCTGCGCAACAAGTGGAGTGTCGCAGCGGGGACGCTTACAGTGACAAAGGAAGACGACGCAACATCTGCATGGACAGCAGCGATTTCGACTGATGCGGCGGCTGTTCCGATCATCGGCAGTGACCCGGCCTAAGTGATGTGGCACGCTCCCTATTCGCATATTGGATCGGCGGCGTATCAAGTCCGCCAGGTGCGGCCTCAAGCGGTGGCGTCCGGTCGTTGCTTGCGTTCTGGTCGGGCGGGGCAAGTGTTGGAGCGGCTGTTCCGCCATCATCAATTGAATTCTATTCCGGCGGATGGGAGCATCATCCGTGGTTACGTCGACGACAGCAATACGTCGAAGAGCAGGAAATATCGCAGGATGTTGAAAAAGCTATCGTCGCTTCTGTTGCGCAAGTATCAGAAAAGCGAACGATACGAAATGTCGATCTGGAAACCGCTCAAGCCGAACGGGCGTTGCGCGAGTTTCTTAGCAAGCAGAAGCAGGAATGGAAAGAACTGTACGCCCAACTGATCCGGCTGGAGTACGAACGCCGCGAACATGAATACGAAGACGCGCAAATCGCGTTGATGCTGTTTGATATGTGAAAGGAGTACTAATCATGAGTTCTTCCGGAGCAACGTCGTACAAACTATTCGTCCCGAAGCAAGCTGTCGGAGCGAATCTTGTTTTCTTTGATCTGTTCGTCGCTTCAACCGCAAGTAGTCTCGTTCGCGTGCTGTCCGTCCTGCCAATTGTCTCCGGCGCGGTGGCCGTTACCGGGGTTCTTGGCGTCGATCTCCACTTGCAGTACACCACGGCCATCGGCACTGGTGGCACGGCGGCGACCTATCTTGGAACAGATATCACTGCTGCTACTGTCAGCCCGATGAGTTTTGCAGCGTCCAAACTCGATCCAGGCATTACCGCTCGACTGACTCCTTCTGGTGGTGCTACGGCGTCCGGCCTGATCGCTTACGGGTCGGTATTCACTGAAGAAACTGGAGCGAGCTATCAAGCGAATCTGAATGAACTGGTCGCACGTACTCCGCTCTCTGAACCAATTACCTTGGTGAACGGTGTCGGAATTCGAGTTGCTCAGGGATCCGTTGCGTCAGTCGGAAATATTGGCTTTGAAGTGTTGTTTGAAACCATCCCGAGGTAATCTGCCATGACCACGCTTGCCGCAGGAGATAGCGCAACATTCACCCTTGGATCGTTCCAGTCATTGAACATCAAAACTGGTGGAAAAGGCACGTTGTCATTTACCAGTTCGTCAGAGATAGCGCAACCGTCGTTTACTGCTGCCGTAGCTAATGGAAATTTCGGCCCGTACAACGTGTCGATGTCCGTGGTTATGACCATGACCGCAGGATCGGCAGATTACACTTTGGTCGGGAATGCGGATGTCACTGCGACAACCGATGCTGTTACTGGGGCCGTTAATACGTTGTTCAATGGTTCAACCATATCTCCATTCGGAATCACAAAAAACTCGGTCATGTTGTTCGGTGACTCTATGACTGATAGAGCATGGTCCTTCTTTAATCTCAGTTCATCTGGCATTACAGACAACGGAAATGGGACAGCAACAGCAACCATGGCAACCGCACCCAATTCAACATTAAACCAATTTGCCGTTGGTGATGTGATTAGAGTAAACAACTCGGCTACACCAAAGTTCAACCAGATTTCAGCGACCATTACAGCCGTATCCAACAGCCCTACGTACTCCATTACCTACACTGTGACAGGAGCATACTCAGACATGGTTGGCTCCGAGCCGCCAACAGCTTACTCTATGACACGAGGATCATGGGTCGGGTGGTGGCAGCACTTCGTTGCACTAGCTAACGCAGAATTCTCCATAGTAGCGAACTGTACGCAGGGGGGTTGTACCATTGCTAACGTAAAGCAGATGCTTGATAGAGGATACCCAACAACTACGGCCCGATTCGGAATACTTGGCCCACTGGGATCAAATGATGCGTATGTACTGGGACGTACTCTTGCGCAGATGAAGGCGGACGCTGCGGAGCTTATAAACGAAATTGTGGGAAGGGTTCAAATATTCGTTGCTTTCACCATTCCTGCGATGCATCACTCGAAACCAGGCTACTCAACAGCCAAGATGCAGATTCTGCAAGCATACAATCGCTGGCTATCCGATTATGTGAAAAGCGTTGGCGGATTCATAGTCAACTCTAACCTAGCTGCATCAAATAATGTTACTTATGGTGGCACGGACACAACATATGCAGATGCGAACTCTGGATTTTACAACACGACGGATTACGTGCACCCAACAGGGCTGGGGGCTTATTCGCTAGGCAAGGCTTTGCTTGCGGTAATTAGCAACGCAATCAAGAACAATATTCAGTGGCCGAGCAATGCACTGGATTGCGTATGGTACGACGCGGATAGCAAGTTTCTTGCCTCAAGCGCCACAGTGTTGCTATCCGGAACCGGAGGAACAGCAACGGCGGGAAGCGGGACAATTAGCGGCACAGTTCCTGATGGGTGTACTGTGGCGTGGACCGTTGGCGGGACCGGACTGACTGCGACTTTGACAAGTCCTGCTCGTACAGTTTCTGCTGACGGTGATGCTATCGGTTATAACCTTGCAATAGCATTTTCTGGAACATCGTCAGGCGCTAGCTTATTGCGGTTCTCTGTGCCTGTCACAGTAGGTGCCAATCATCTAATCTTGGAAGAGACAATTAGGGGGTTGTGTCGGGTCAAAATCACATCTCCGTCTGGTCTTATTGGGATCAGCACCACATGCCGTATTGTGCAGTCTGCAATGGCACGATATGACGCGATAAATCTAGGGGACGGGGATGCAACCCTTACGGAGTCCTGTACTCGATACGATGTTACGCCCTGGAAGAGAGTAAATACAAACGCTGGCACGCTTACTTCCGTAACACTGCAAGTTGATGTTTGGACAGAGGCATCGGGAACGATTAGTGGAACAGTGACGCTAGCACATCCGAATGTTCAAAAGCTCGCTGTAGCGATGTAATCATGGACATCCAAGAAACCATAACCACCCCGGTAGTCGCCAAGGCGTGGGAATCCCCACTCTAACTAGGAACAGTAAATGAGCGAAGAAGCAATCGTATCAACGGCGCCTGTTGTCGAAACCGCAGTTGTGCCGGCCGTCGAACCCACTCCAGTCGAGCCGCCAACCACAGTCGAGCCCCCTGCACCGCCTACCGCTGAGGAGCTTCAGAAGAAATTCGACCGTGATGCGGCAATGCAGCGGCGTAGGTACGAGAAGGATTTGCAGGCCGAACGCGAGCAGCGTATCCGACTGGAAGAACGCTTGAACCAGATCAAGCCTACAGTATCTTCCGACTCGGAAATGCCAACGATTGACAAGTTCGATAATTTCGATGATTATGTAACCGCGAAGGCGGAATACATCGCCTCGAAGAAGATTGAATCCACTCTTTCCGAACGAGAAAAGAGGCAAGAAGCAGAAAAAGCGCAGGCGGCGCAGCAACAAACCGTCGAGGCTTGGAATAAGCGGGTGGCCGCCGCCGACATACCGGACTTCCACGATGTTGTGTCAGCGTCCGATGTGCCGATGACTTCGGTCATGCAGCAAGCGATCATGGAAAGCGAGAACGGGCCGAAGCTGGCGTATCACCTGGCTACGAATCCCGAAGACGCGGAACGGATCGCACGAATGACGCCCATAGGGGCGGTACGCGCACTCACGCTCATTGAGGAAGGCTTGAAGAAGCCTGTAGCAGTTTCCCAAGCTACGCCACCCATCAAACCGGTTGGCTCGAAAGCTACGTCAATCAAGTCCCTGCTGGACGTGAAAGACTACGACGAGTTCACCAAGCGACGGGCGGCACAAATCGCCAAGAGGCGATAACCTCATATTAGGAGCAAGCCATGTCTAATGTTTTTGTTGTGACCGATCTGGTCGCAAAAGAATCTCTGCGTATCGCGCATGAGAAGTGTCAATTCATCGGTACTGTGGATCGCCAGTACGATGAGTCTTTCCGTTATAACCCTGGCGCCGGCATTCACGGTCAGACCCTGCGCGTCAAGTCGCCGAACATGTACACCCGCCGGCAGGGTTCTCGGATTATGGCCGTTCAAGATCAGCCGGAACTGGCGCAAACCATCACCGTTGCAACTATGGACGGCGTGGACATGCGATTCAACTCGGCCGAACTGATTCAGTCAGTTGATTCGGATGGCGCTTTCGATGAACTGTCGCGCAAGTATATCCAG